TCTTTCAACCCACCTGCTTAAAGACATAACAATTATAGTATCGAAATTATCTACAAATTCTTTTGTAAGAAAATCTTTTTGATCTTTACCTGGGTGAACTTTACCAATATCGTCATACTGCTTAACCACGTTTTCGTCGTACACTAGTCCCGGTATACCAGGTCGTAAAAATTCATCACTTTGAGGGTTAAAGTACGCCCCGGGTGAAAAAATTTCATGTCCCATTTCATGAAACATTCTCACTTCATCGTACTCATGAACCGAGTGGCAAGGTAAATATAAAATTTTCATTTTTATTGTTTGTATGTTCTATAAACTTCTGTAATTAATTTTTTTGCATGTTCTTTATCTGGAAGAGCCCATTTTTGATTAGAATTATACCAACGATTAAACGTTTCCATGTTATCGTTAATATTCTCTAACGTATAATCTACAAGATAAGGGTAATCAGATGTAAAAAAATCTAAATGACCACCATATCCTGTAGTTACCACAGGATTACCATAATTATATGCTTCGTTTAACACCAAACCATACCCTTCACCTCTATGCAAGCTCAAATAACAATCACACCAAGAATGCATAGCTAAAATATGTCTATACGATAATGGCGTTACTATAATACCAATATTATTACACTTTATAAGTTTATTCAATTCCGACAAACAAAATTTTACATTATCTTTATCATAGTTCCTATAATGTGTTTTTATTAAAAATTGTACATCTTTATTGTCTCCAAAAACATCAGAAAAAACTTCTATCGCATCTTCTATACCTTTTCTATTATTGAATTCACTTATATTATAAAATGTATATTTTTCCGGTACCATTTCAACGCAATTGTTCGTAATAATATTAATATTGGTTTTTTCTGGTAGATACTGTTTATAAAATAAATGTTGTCTTACAATAACAGGCTTAATTACACCTGAGTTCGTATAAACATCTTTATTAAAGGTAGATGGTACAATATTGAAATCTACACTATTAAGCGCATTTAACCATTCTTCAGGAAGTAAATCTGTCTCCCACACCGACACACCTGTAACAGTTGCACCTTTGAAATTATCACCGTATGTTTTTATATAACTAGGCCACAAATCAGGGGTACAATGTAAATATACCTCATCATAATTGTTTCCAACTTCTTTAATTTTTAAACTTTCACATAATATATCCACATAACTACTACACTCTTTAGTATCATCAAACACTAGAGGCAGCCATTCAATATTAAACCCTTTAATAAAAAAGTCTGTAATGTAACCTTTTGCAGCATTAGCATAACCACTAGAACCACTTTGACCAATATAAAGAATTCTTTTTTTGTGGTCTTCAATATTAATTGAACCGTTACAATATTTCGGTGGTGTGATTTTGGAATCTAACCCTACCTCAATTGACTCTAACCACTCTCCCCCTTTATGCGGCCAAATAATTAAAAATACAGGTTCAGAAGAACAGGAGAACGAAAAACAATGCTCTTTACTAATAGTTTTTAAATCAAATCTTTTAACTAACTGCCTATTATCATCCTCAAAACCACAAAAAACAAAATCATAATCTATTGCCCCATTAACTAGAGCTTCAGGCATAGTAATATTAAAATTAAAGTCCATGTTTATCTAATTTCTTTTGTATAAAAAATATTATAGTATCGGTATCGATAGATTCAACTAAATTACCACATCTTTTATATCTACAATTATTCATATGGCTATCAGTTTCAAGTATTGAATATTTTTTTAATCCTTGACATAAAGAATAACAAAAAGACTGGTTACCAATAAAAACTTTACCTCCATTAATAATTTCTATCAATTCTTTGAGCGTATCTGTTTTAACATGGTCTACAGGTGAGATATCATTGCAAAATGCTTCATGTTCACCTTCAAATCCCACAAAACCACATTTATCACCAAATCTCTGTATTATTTGTTTCCATGGAAATTTATAATTGTTATATCGGTGTGTTCTATTAATAATAATGGGTTTGTTTTCTATGGGTTTTTTATTTGCAAAAAGCCACGGTGAAGAAGAAACATTCCCAATGTTAAAGTGTTGTTTATGTAGTGATATAATATTTGTTGTTCGTATGAGTACAGCTTGATCATCGGTTAATTTTCCAGCAATCCAATCTTCGTACCCTTTTCTAAATACATTTAGGTCAATAAATTCACCATGAGGGAAATCAAAGCAAACATCGTTTATATAAGGAAGAGGTTCTAATATTTCTTTTACATTATCAAAAAGATTTTGGTCAAATCTTGTATTAAGATGCATACCTGAATATTCGTTTGAAATATAAAAATTACCCCCGCCTAAAGCTCTAACTGTCGGGAGTGAATAAATTATGTCACCCAATTCCCCCGAATGGTGAAAATTATTCAATGTCAATGTTTCTAGTAAGTTTATATTGTTCAAACCCATAAGGGAGATCAAAATCTTGAACAGTAGAAAGATTAACAAACGAATTTATAGCACTGCACATTGCATTACCCTCTACTCTGACGTTATTGGGTTTTACTACAACGGGTGTAATATGTTTATCTTTGAAACCCAACTGTTCAACATACGTAAATTGTTTAGCTTGTTCCATTTGTTCTGAACCGGAGGGCAATTTAAAGGACTCTTGATCAATTTCCCCTCTTTCATTCCAATCAAACTCTTTAAAATCATTCATATCTTGATAAACATATAAAATTTCAAACTTATCATTACCATATTGGTTCTTTAAAATGTCTGAAACTTCAACTAACTGTTGAATATCGTAATCTACGGGGTTTGCATCATATTGAGCAGCATGGTCGGGATGTTTAGACCAATACCAAACATACTTGTGTCGGACAAACAGCAATCTCCGTTCGTTCTCTTTGATTAACTTAACTAATCTCTTACTACGGCGATTATATATTTCATATGTTGCTTCTTCATTAATTCTATCAGTTTCTTGATTATTTTCATCCTGATAGTAGATCACATGAGCAAAATCTACACCGCTATCAGGATAAAAGTTTTTAAATTCATTTTTAAAAATATTTGCTAGGGCAGACATTTTTGTTACTTGCCAATCAAACGGAAAAGAAGATTTACGCATGTAGTTAAGTGCTTGACCAACACAACACCTATGACCCAAGCTTACAAAATAATCGAACTCTTTATCAAACAATGAATCCTGAGGAGCTTTATAAAAATTTGGAACAACCCAACCACTATTAGACATAATATATTTTATTAAAGTTGCTGGTTTAATCTATCAGGCTTAAACTTTTAATGCCATACCCCACACCAATAAGTGCAATCTGGGGCTAAAATTAAATCTATACTTCTTAGCTAGTTCAGCAACCATAGGAGCCTTTTCTATATGTTCCTCTCTACTACCACAACAAGGCATTAACCAAACCTGCCCAGTTGGTATATCAAACGGTACAATAAACTTACCGAAGACTTCATCTATATCTGACTCTTTATCAATAACGAACTTAAAACCAGATCCTCTATTAGCATGCCACTCTAAAACCTCAGGTTTATAGCGCCTATCTACAGGGTCTCCGTTATTACTCATTTTAGGAGATGTTGTAAATGTTGCACCTACTCTGGACCATTCTTTATCAGGCATAATAGTTGCATTAGTTTCAAAGTCTATTCGAGGAACCCATCCCCATTCAACTTCAATATAATGTAACAACTTAAGTAATGCTTTTTGTTGTACTAACGGTTCACCACCAGTAATTTTCCAAATTGCACCATTGTACATATGATCTTTATACCCTTTATCTTCCATCATGGAAACAACCTCACCAAGAGTCATTCTATTTTTAACCCTCCACGAAATAAAACTATCACAACCGTGTGGTGAGGATTCTGAGGCAAATCCCTGACATGTTAAATTACACATCGAAAGCCGCATAAACACAGAGGGGTACCCTACAAGCTCACCTTCTCCTTCTACAGTATAAAATATTTTATCATCAGACAAATAAATTGTTTCTTGACTATCACTCATATCGTTAATAATATTTACAACAAACGGGTTATCAAGATTAAATAATAATATGGCAACAAAACGTTCGCGGTTAGCCGCGGTTTTCGAGTCGGAACAGTTACATACATCAGATTTACACGGTAACTGGGATTTAAACTTTAATGTTAAAAATAAATTTGATTTTACACAAAATCAAAAAAAGTTTATATTAACTCTTCTAGCTGAAGATACTAAAATTGTTTTTGCTGACGGGTTTGCAGGTACTGCAAAAACATATTTATCTGTTTTCGGGGGTCTAACTCTTTTAGCAGCAAATAAAATGGAACAAATAATATATTTGAGAAGTGTTGTGGAGTCTGCTAATCAAAAAATCGGACATTTACCGGGAGTGCTTGATGAAAAATTCCTTCCTTATTCTTTACCGTTAATGGATAAATTGGATGAATTGGTAACAAAGACCACAGCTAACTCTTTGTTTAAAAAGGAATATATTAAATGTTTACCTGTAAATTTTACTAGGGGGTTAACATTTAATAAATCAATGGTAATAGTAGATGAAGCTCAAAATCTTACAAAACAAGAAATAACGACCATTTTAACAAGGTTTGGTCAAGGATCTAAATATGTTGTAATTGGTGATTCTAATCAATCAGACATTAATGGTAAATCTGGGTTTTCTTCTATCATTGAAGCATTTGACAATGATATAAGTAAGACCCACGGTATATCGACATTTTATTTTGGAAGTGATGATATAGTTAGAAGTAAAATACTAAAACACATTGTTCATGTATTATCTGATGTTTGACCGGTTTCAATTACTATAGCAAAACCATTACCAACTTTATCGTCTACATCTAAGTAGTCAATAACGTTAAATTCAAAAGTTTTGCATAGGTTTAAAAATGATTTTGTGGTCCAAACATTGTGATGAGCATCTATGGATGAATCCCCTTCATCCGATTCTTTTAATAAATTGTGATATCTTCCATTTAGTTCACTGACTAATGTATTTGGTCTTTGTTTATCACCACATCTATCTCTATGCGGTACAATAATAAAAATATATCGACGCGCTACCCTTTGCCATTCTTTTAAAGCTTTTATTGGATCAAATATGTGTTCAAGTACATGAGACGAAATAACAAAGTCAAAAAATTTGTCCTCAAATGGTAATTCATCACCATTTGCAACTACATGCACTGGTAAATCTTCACCGCACACTTCTCTAGAGCCATTACCTTCTGGTGGATCAGCTCGATCGACGTTAATAATATCTAAACCCCACGCATTATGATACGATCCGCCAATCTCTACACCTTTTAATCCATCTAGATATTTGTGTGCCAATTTTGATTCTGGAAATCCCTTTGAATGGTATATGGGCAATTTATTTTGAGTCAGGTGCTTGGTCTTTTTGAATTTTTAAGAGCTCTCTAACAGCATCTTCCGGGGATACTATATGAGCGGCCGGGTGATCTGTACCTTTGTCAAATGGCTTACCTATTTCAGCCATTTTTGAGAAAACATCCCCTGCTAATTTATCAATAAGTGGGTCTTTTTCTTTTTCAATCATTAACCCCTTTTAGGTGCATAAGGATCACCTGGTTTATCTGACCCCCAGCTAGTACCAGCAAATGGATCACTTAAATCGTGCGATACAGGAGCTGGTCCAATTCTTGCACCAACAGATTTTGTTCTTTTAGCACCCGGTAAGTTACGTTGAGCTTCATCATCTTTAGCTTCCTGACTAGCTTGCTGCTCTGCCTCTGAAGGTGTATTATCTGGCAGTGGGGGCCCTTGTACTATAGGATCATTAGCTTCACCTAATTCATGCACCGGTGTGGATTTTACAAAATCTTTAGGATTAGCTTGTGGGCCACATGCTTCTGCCTCTCTATATGCATTCCAATCAACATCTTCAGATTTGTATTCATCACTATATCTCATAGTTTGGGTAACTATCCTAGTAAATACAGCACTATTATCTTCATGCTCAGAGACTTCAACATTTTCAACCCAACATCTATTATTAGTAGCTGCTTTAATAAAAAAGTCTGCGGTATCGTAGCACCACTGAGCAATTCTTTCAATCCCTGTACCAGTTGGCATTACTCTCAAATCACATGCCCCGGCTTTTTCTAATTCTTTAAAAACGGGTAATGCTGGATCATCTGCTGCAATACAAGTTGTATGATCAAATTGATTTCTTAATTTATCTTTAAGACCTTTTAGCCCACCAAAATCTACCACCCAATTATGTTCGTCTAGTTCGTTAGCGCTAAACCAAAATTTAGCTGTAAGTCTGTAACCGTGTATAAATCTACAATGAGAATGATTGGCTTTAGGTTGTCTAAAAGCACAGCTACCCAATTCAATAACTTTAGTACTCTGAAATTTCATGCCTCTATTATAAATTAGGTACAAATAGAGTCAACTTATATACCTAAAAGAGTGTCGTCTCTATCTATCATTTATTCTAAACGTCATCCTCATCTTCGTGATACATTTCAGATAAATGCGACTTAACACGGTTATCAACATATTTACTAGCTATTTTATCCATTTTGCTATTGGATTCTTTAACTTTCTTACGTTTCTTTTTACCAGCTTCACTCATAGCAATAGCAACTGCTTGGTCTTGAGGATAATTTTCCCCTTTTAATTTTTTTATATTACTACTAATAATAGAGTCTGTTTTTCCTTTTTTAAGTGGCATGTTTCAATAATTTTTTATAGATTTTTGTTAGTTCACCATCTTGGACACCGCTCTGTTTAAGATAGTGCTCAATATCATCGATACTATTGGTATTTTTGATTTGTTCTAACTCTTTACCGCTTATTTGATCTTTCATTTTCTTAGCAATATATTTTTTAAACATATGTACTGATTTAGGTTTAGAAGGTGTTAAAACAGGTTTTTTAATATCAAAAATACCAGGTAACGGTCCGCCGGGCATGAGCACCTTTAAAATGGGTGGTAAACCTCCCGGTACACCACCGCATGCTTCATTTGTAAGTTCTTGTAGCACAAACCCTTCGTAACTCCACGACATTTCGAATCCTTTGTTTAAAGTAGGGTCTACTTTGAACCGGATATATTTTAACCCTTTGTTTTTTAAACATTCGGTTAAGATACTGTCAAAGTTCTTCATGATATTAATATTTAATCATTTGTATAATTAATAATATCAAGTACCGTGGTGTAAAAAGGCTTTACTCCCACAACGTGACAACATGGCTCATCTTCTTTATCGTGAGACCAAGTATCAAACCAAAATAAATTATATCCCTTTTCTTCAGCTATAACGCTATAATAAGGTTCTTCGGTTATAGGTGGTATACTATGATTATCGGTAAATGCATCCAATAATTTCATGTATAAGGGTAAAATAACATTTTCCAATTCTTCAAATTCACCACCAAATATAGTACCCACTGTCCAAAACGGATATTCTGCACCAAATTCTTTGTGTATATTTTTTACTTTGGAAGAATTTAAATGAAATTGTTTCTTCTCACCATCTTCTTCTGAAAGGTGTGTACCAAATTGTTCCCAGCCCATTATTTTTTGTAGTGTTGTACTAGTAAAATGGTCGTGTGTATTCCAATCAAATTCTTGAAGCCTATCATTACACGCATCTTGAGTAAGATTAAACCATTTTTTATCTTTCCAAATTCGTTTTAACCCTTCTGTGAATTTCGGAGTAAAAATATTATTTTTGTTTTCCGGGTAAAAATGAGAATCAGGGTATTGGTTAGCTAAAGCACCGTTATGACTATAAAGGTATTCAGCACCCCCTAATGATACTGGAATTTTACACCATTCAGTAACACCAGCATCCACCCACACAACTCTATCACAACCCCATTCATTTTCCTTAGCTGCCAGACACCATTGAAGTTTCCAATGACATAAAAGCTCGTTTCTAGGACTATACATATATATTTTACCATCATCTTTACCGTCTTGAAGTTTGTGCCATACAAATTTATTTTTTGTTTCTAACATTTCATAGGATCTAGGCCATTCAAATAAATCTAAACCTATAATTTTAAATTCATCAAAATACGGTTTTACAATGCTTGTCATTAATTCCACCTCATGAGGCCAGCAATACAAATGCATAGGCATTTTAAAATTTGATAAATTTCTTAAAGAACCTTCATATAGTTCTTCATCATTATCTTTACCTCCTACGAGCCAATCAGATCTAGCATCATATACACAAGTAACGAGAATAGGTTTCATTATAATAATTTATAGCCAAAATTTGTAAAATCCTCTCTATAATATTCATTAATGAATTTAATGGATTCTTCCGAAAGTAAAGAGATGCATTCAGAAGAACTAATATGAGACTTATTTATATGGGGCAAACCAGGCGGTATATCTAACTTTTCACACATAGAGTTAAAATCTTGTATTAACGTTTCAAATCTAAGAATAAAATCATAGTTTATATTCTTAAAATATTCACTTTGTTGTAAACTATGGTCTGATTTGGATTTTATAAAGTTTTTCCACCAGGATAAAAAATGAGAATCATTAAATTCAGTAAGGGTTCTTTCTCTAAACAAATATTCAGAAATGGCGCGAGTATAGGGGTCTCTTACTACGGTAAACTTTTTGTATGTCTTTAAAAACCCTTCGTAATATTCTTTAATTAAACTCGGAGTAAAATGTTGGGGTGAAAAAATCAAAGTATCGTCTTTTTCTTTACAATAATAAGGTAACTCTTCTAATCTATAACAACATTCTAAAGAATTGTCGTTGATATCAAATTTTTTCTCAATTGAAGTACCTCCATTTTTAGGAATATGCACAAATAGAAGTTTAAGAGGATGAATAAAAGGCATCTAGATATTTAAAACCTTGAATCTAAAAGTAAAGTGAATATAATTAAATTATATGTCTGATAGAGTAAAAGAATTTTTATTACCAAAAGCTAATAGTTCATCTCCTAGAACCGAAGAAGAAAAACAAACTATTATTAATAAAGCATCAAAAGCATATGAAGCTTATTTGGATGCTTTAGGTTTTGATTGGAGAAATGATGCGAATAGCGACAACACACCAATGAGAGTTGCAAAAGCATTTGTTAATGATATGGCCGTTGGGTGTTATTCACAACCACCAAGAATAACTTCATTTCCATCAGATGGATATGATGGTATTGTTTTTCAAGGTGGTATTCCTGTTAAAAGTCTTTGCAGTCATCATCATTTACCTTTTACGGGTCAAGCACACGTTGCTTATATTCCTAGTTTAGAAGGTAGAGTTATTGGTTTAAGTAAACTTAATCGCATTGTAGAGTATTATGCAAGAAGACCTCAAATTCAAGAAGGGTTAACAATTCAAATACATAGTGCAATTAATGATATATGTGAAAAGAATGCTGGTGTTGCTGTAGTAATTAGTGCAACACATACATGTGCTTGTTTAAGGGGTGTAAAACACGATGGTTGTATGATGAAAACATCAAAACTAAGTGGCTCGTTTTATGATGATGAAAAAACAAGAGCTGAGTTTTATCACTTCGTACAAACTATGTAAAAAATTCAACATAGCTTTTAAATGAAGGTAATTTAATTTGTTTGTGGTAACCTGTATATAAATTTTCAGTTAAACTTACTACATCAAATTCATCTTGACGTAAAGGTATGTCTATATTTGTACCTGTAATATTCGCTTTATATACCCATATTTTATCTTGAGGGTGTAGTTTAGGTTCCTGTAATAACGTTGCTTCTAGAGGGTCATTTAAAGAAGAGCCGGGGAATGAATCATCTAACTGTAATCTAAGCGATGCACCATATATGTCTCTCAACTTGTTACTTAAGAGTTTATCAATTTCAACGGTTGCACCAACAGGGTACGTCTTCACATAAATATTTATTGATTTACTTTTTTATCAAATAAATATAGTCGTGGGAAATAAAAGTACAGATACATTTGGATTTGAAAAAGCTGTTTTAAAAGCTTGTACTCTCAGAGAGAAAAATTTATGGGGACCAGCTCGTAAAGCTGCTGAAGAACCCGAAACAGGTATTGTAATTAAGCAAAAACCAGCTTACTTTGTAATTAAAGATTGCGCTATGATAACTAAGCGCTATCTTTTTATAATGTGTTATGGGTCACTAACGGACCCAATTGGACAATTAAAAGGAAAAGTAAGTATCGATGATATTGAAGATTTTGTTGGTAGGAGTAAAAATAAGGCTAATTATGAAACAAAACAACTTTTCAATTTAGTATTTCATGATATCGGTGAATATGTACCGGCTTTAGAATCAAGTGCACACGACTTAGATATTACCTTCGACGTAATTGGTGAAGAAAATGTATATGGTGATTATGAAGATTTGAGTAATGAAAGATTAAAAGAGATGGAAAAACTACAACAACAAGAAAAAACAAAAATTGATCTTTCCAATGACCAAGCAGTAATAGATAAATTGGTAGAAGTGTTTGTTATGGATTAATAATTATGGTGCGTTAAAGTTTCTATCTTTCCAGCATCACCCCTTATCATAATATTAGCAGATATGGTAATTCTGAATTGATCTTGATCTACAACCGGGGCAAGATGATATGGGTCCGCGGAATGCCTTAACCAACTAGGAAACATAAGCAAGTCACCTTTTTTTACATCAGGGAGCATAGTTGGGTTATAATACGGAGATCCTCGTTCCCCTATACTGGGTGATATAACAAAATTTTGATTAACTGGTGAGTAAAAGGTGGTAGAACCCAGCTTATGTCTAACCCCGTCTATAGGTTCAATACTAGGGTCTTCTAGAATAAAAACGCAACTCAAAAAACTATTAGGATGAAAATGTTCATTATTTTGACCACCCGGTGATCTATAAAAGTTACACCACATTAGATTAATGTCAAAAGTTTCAACGTTAATATTAGTTTGTTCTTCCCAAATTCTACACGCATCAAAAATAATATCATTAAAAAATGAAAATTCTTCTCTTTTTTGTAAGTCGGGGTTTGATTGATATGTATTTGTACCGGTTGCTTTACAAAAAGATTTTAACCCTTCTAATTGATCTACATATTTACCTGCTTTAAAGTGAGTTGCTGCATCTTCACAATTTGTTTTAAATTCTTTTAAAACTTCTTTTAAAACTTTTTTTCTTGTTTCTTCATCTACTGTTACAATCATAAACGGTGTTGGAAAAACACCGACTACTTCAGAACTTTCAATGGACATATCAAGACTTAGTCTTGTTCAAACTCTTTATCAACATCTATAAGTTTATCTATTTTTGAAAGAAATTGTTTACCAACTAAAATACCATATTCATTTTCACTTCTATTTGCAATAGAAAAAGGTATGTCTTTATATTCTTCATCACCTAATTTTATATCAAAATTTACAACAGGTCTTACTTCTTTATTCCCTGATCCTATATGAATGACAACTTTATCAACAACTTTCTTTTTTAATTTTACACCGTTAACGGTTTTTACAATTATATTATCACCCCTTTTACGTAATACATCCCCGTGTATTACATTATATGCACCATTACCAGAATCTATTTTTGCATCTACATCACCTATACCATCAATATAAATGCGTTCTACTAAACCAACTATATCATCTTCATCAACATTAATTTCATTGATAATATACTGTCTATATATATTAGAAAAATTACTTAACATTACTTTTTCTTGCCTCTAATATACTTTTACGTTCATCCCTTGCCAATTTAACAAGATCAGCTAATGCTTTACGAGCTCTAGTTGAAGCAGATTTATTGTTCTTCTCTACATAAAGATCAACGTTTTTAATATATGAAGCAACCGTATCTAAAATTTCTTGTTTTTGTGTATCCATAAGAGTATATATATGTTTTTTATTATTTATCAATCACAGTTGATAGTTCTGAAGACATATCTAGTTTAACTTTTAAAGGAACTAATAAATAATGACAATATATGAGGAAAACATTACTTTTTTCTATTATGATGGCTGCTGGTATTACCATGCAGAACACTAATGCTGGCGACTTAAGCGTTGTTGGTGAAGTACAATACGCTACTGAACACCATGTTCGTGGTTTAAATTATTCCGATGATGCACTTGGTATTGGTGTTGTTGGGGGATTGAATTTAGACTGGGCATATGCTTTTGGTGGGGTTCACAACGTTCCTAGGTTAGGTGGGGGTGACAGTGTCAACCATACCGTTTTAGGGCTTAGACGCGGTGTCGACGCCGGAGCTTTTTCTTTTGAAGCTTCTGTAGAACTACAACATCACAATGCTGCAATCGATAGTACAGAGTATGGTGTAGGAGTAACATTTGAAAGTTTACCCGTTGTTGGTAAATGGGCAGATGTTGGTCTGACACTTTGGGATAATAATGACCTTGATTATCAAGGTGTTACTGTTGATATAACCGGTAAATCATTTGATCTTATCGGGGATTGGTTAAGCCTTACTCCGTATGTAGAGTTCGGTGCTATGGATAATTACGATTATCAAAAGTTCGGTGGTACCCTTAACCTCGAATGGGGAGATTGGGATCCATATGTAAACACGTATTATCTTAATAGTGACGATTCGCCATTCGGAGACGAAGATGGTTGGTCAGTTGGAGTCGGCGTTAGATATTCTTTCTAATAAGAATAAAATTAGGGAGTCAGGGGTTTACGTAAGTAAGCCCTTTTTTATTCGATAGACATCCAAACATCTTTAATTACTTGGCGACCAAATTTTTGTATAATTTGTTTCTCTAAATCTTTTAGTTTGTCGTCAACTGTTTGTATTTCTTCAGTACCCTCAGGAAGATTTCTCACATAGTGTACAAGGTCTTTATATTCAACAACTAATTCGTGAGTGAAATTATCTGATTTAGGCCAAACGTTAAAAAAATTCATTATTACTTTTTCTTAAAATCCCCAGCTTTTGCTCTTCTCGCGAATGCTTTTCTACGAGGGGTACAAGACGCTTTTGACATAGGTGTACAATCACCCTTATGAGCCGGATCAACCCAACTTTCTGCATCCTCTTCGCGACGATCTTTACCTCGTAATTTATTAATTTTTCTATCCAACATTTTCTGATATTTTCTCACCGTACCGTAATTTTTTACTGCATGTTCAATATCAGGGTCTGCTTTTAATGCTCTGAGACTTTCTATATCTTTTTGCTTTTGTGGTTTTTTGTCTTTTTCTTCTTCATCAGCATCAGGATCAGCATTTTCAGCATCAGTATCACCACCTGTCATTGAACCAGTATAATCATGAGGAGCTTTTGGGTTAGTCTGCCAAGATAACCCATCACCTTCATGAATTTTCATAAGGCTGTCGATCTTATCGTTAAATGTTGTTTTCACCGTGTATCCGTTGTTCTCTCTAACTATAGTTATTTATAACAATCTCTATTAAATACTAGAAATGAATCCAGATGACTTCAAGATGCAAAAGATTTTTGAATCTGGTGCATTAGCATTTAATATGGGCCCACAAGCTGCCGACTTTGCAGATTACCCACAGTCAAATTTAACAGTACTAAAGCCTTCGGAAAAAGATGAAAAAAAACACACCGTTGAGATAGGTGGTAAACCTTACGATTTATCTAGTGACGAACTATCTCTTTTAAAATTTATTACCCAACATAAAGGTGATGGTGATGATGAAGAAAACGAAGAAAATTATAATAATGTTTTAAAAAGAGCATTAGCAATTTGTTCTAATCAAAAAGCAAAATACAAAGAAGAACTTTCTAATTAGTATGAAAAATAAAGACACACAACTAATATGGGAAGCATATGATAAACAACCAATTGGTGGTCGCGCTGGAGGGTTAATCGGTTTATTCACAAATAAAATAAACAATGTATTAAGAGACGACTATAACACTTCGACAGGTGAAAGAGTATCAGATGAAGAAAAACTCCAGCAGTGCAATCAAATAAGAGATGAATTTGTTAATATCCTTTCGGTTGCTGGTAGTGTAGCGAGCAATATAAGGAAAGAAGATCTTGTAGATTTCATGTGCATGGACTGGTCGATTGGGACGGACGACGAAGATTGGGACGCTGAGGAACAAGCATGGAATGCTATCACGCAGCTTAATCCTAACAGTGCTGCTAGTATTGATTTAGCTACGATAATATCACATATAGCAGGTTTCGATGTCAAACGTATTGATGATGATTTTTGTCGACGCGCTGGACAAGTTGCACAATATAGTGGCTGGCTTTTTATGCCTATATTCAAATTTGTAGTGTATCTTGTTAAGAGTCAATTTTTAACACCTTTGATAACTGGTGCACGAACCCTGAATTCACTTAAAGAGTATAGTCAAGTTGAAAGTAAAGCCTTGGAATGGATATCTTTAGCTAAGCGTTTTGAGCGGTCAATGGCAGGGGTTTCGAAAAAGGTAGAACAAATAGTCGAGAGACCGGACGCCCTACCAGATCCTACGACCCCAGAAATTGAAACTAAAGAAGAACTTTCTAATCAGTAGGAAGGGTTGTTAGTAAATTATAAACAGCATTTACAACCGTTTCATTATTACGTAGAGAATCAGGAATATAAGGTAATAAATCTTCAGGGGTTAAACTATCTAATTTGTTTCGTATATCTGATGCACTAAGTGGTTCATCTCCACCAACAGTTGGAAAAATATCTATATCAAATTGTACCCCTTCAGGTGCATATTTTGCTGCATTTTTGTATCTAGCAGCGTCTTCGCCTTTACCACCGACACCTAAAATAATTCTATCCCCTGGTTGTGTTCTTTCTGCAAAATAATCGTATACAAACTTAACGGGTGCAGGGTCGGTTATAAATTGAATATTTCTAATGCCTTCATTTTCCGCATATATTTGAAATATTTCCTGTGCTATTTCAGCAGGTATATATCTTCCTTCTGGTGTTCGTCGTACACTTTTTGGGTTTTGAGGTTCACTGATCACAACATATACTTCATCAGCATTTCTTGCATAATGTTTAAACATTTCAAAGTGACCTTTATGGGGTGGTTTGAAGCTCCCCGGGACGAGCGCAACGGTTCTATTAACAATCTTATCTTTTATAAAAGGTTTGTCTTCTTCATTTAAAAAATAGCGTTTAAACGTTCTCACTAATAATATTTATCAATTTATATCTCTATAAAATCGATCGTATTTACTTTTAAATTTCCTATCAAACAATTTTATTAACTGATCAATATATCCTGAACACATTTTTTCTCTTTCATTACTTTGTAAATATTGTGGTTTTGCAGCTTTTTTAAATACCGAATAATCCACATTTAAAGGCATTGTATCGATAAATTCTTCTAAACCATCACCAAATAAAATATCAAACAAAAAAAGCTCTATATTATAAAATTTTTGTAATAAAGTTATAATAAATTGATATTTGATTTGTCTTAACGCTTTTTTTCTGTCCTTAAAAACGCAATCCATATATTCTTCGTATGCATCTTCTAAAATTTTTGTAAACTTATTTTTGGTGTCTTCACTTGGTACTAGAGTATTAGGAACCTGTTTCCAATATCTTGATCTAAACATATGGATATTATTTTTATCCAATAAATCAGAACATGCTCTAGTTATTTTTATAGACGGTGTAGCATTTACACCAAATTCAGTATCTCTAATCGTAGAAAAAACCAAACCATCGCAAGATAAACCTATTCCTTGGTTAGCTAAAACCAAATCAGTCAAATTTTCGTTTCCATAGACTATATTTTTTGCATTTAATTTTTTACT